AGTACGTTGGCTTCAAGGTCATGGGTATGACCAATAAAGAAGCGTACATGAGAACTTTTCCCGATAAGTACCCTCAGTTTGTTGCTAATGGCGTATCCGAGAAAGACATATCCAGCTACATCACTGCCTACAATAAAAGCAAGCTTGTCAATCTTATCTATGCACAGACACAGATACCTACTCATATTCTCAATGCGCCCTTCTTTCAGAAAGCAATAAATGTACAAGCTGACCTCATGATGAATGCTAAATCTGAAATGGTTCGATTCAATGCAGCAAATAGTTTGCTAACTCACCTGAAGCCGCCGGAGGCGGCTAAGATTGAATTAGATATCTCAGTAAATCGTAATAGCATTATAGACGATTATGAGAAAGTCATGCGTCAAATGGTAGAGAAACAGAAGGAGCTTATTGCAGCTGGTGGTGACATCAAGCAAATAACTAATGCAAGTATCAAACCGATCCAAGAAGAGATCATTGATGTAACACCTGAACCTGTACCAGTGTCGCACTAATGAGCACACGTTATATCAAGAAGCCTGTAGAAGATTGGCTCAATGAAATGGATTATGAGTTCGTTGGTTATATGCCTTCGGACATGGCGTTGCTTTTTGTCAACTTCATCAAGGAAGTTAATGGTGGTTCAGAAGAGAATGAAACACCAATAGTCCATCTTAAGATGATGGATAGCGTGTTCAATCCAGCACGCAGATGCGCTATCCTCTGTCATCGCGGTATAGGTAAAACTACGCTGTTCGGTGAATACCTCATTCTCTTCATTGCTTCCTTTGGTCATCTACCTGGTTTCGCCAATATCAATCTAGCGTTGTATGTCACAGATAGTATTGAGAATGGTGTAAAGAACCTCAGACGAAACGTAGAGTTCCGTTATAGCGAAAGTGAGTTCCTTCAGCGGCTTATCCCTAATCAAAAGCTATCGGTTGGTGAAAATGGTACCGGGTATGTGTCCACCGATCAGTTTGAAGAGCAGTCTGCTGGTGGCCGCAAGTTTACCGATATCCGCTTGGAGTTCCGGAATCACAAAGGTCATACCTTCATTGTTAAAGGCTATGGTGCCAAGACCGGTGTTCGTGGTGCCAAGGAATTAGGTCAGAGGCCCAGGCTGGCTATTCTGGACGACCTGATAAGCGACCAGGACGCGGAATCCGATACCGTTATCAACACCATCGAGAACACCGTATACAAGGCTGTCTCGAAAGCTCTCCATCCTACCATTCAGAAAATCATCTGGTTGGGTACCCCATTCAATGCCCGGGATCCACTCTACAAAGCCGTGGAGTCCGGAGCATGGCAGGTAAGCGTCTATCCGATCTGTGAGAAGTTCCCGGTCCCTAAAGAAGAGTTCAGGGGATCCTGGGAAGATCGATTCCCCTACTCATACGTCAAGGAAGAATATGACGAGGCCCAGGCCCTTGGTAAGCCTGAAAACTTTGATCAGGAGCTTATGCTACGCATCATGTCAGAAGAAGATCGCATCGTACAAGACAATGAAATCCAGTGGTACAAACGTGCCAATGTACTGAACTTTAAGAGTAGGTTCAATTTCTACATTACTACAGACTTTGCTACATCAGGTGATGAAGGTAATGACTACTCCGTTATTATCGTATGGGCGCTTAATAACATAGGCAACTGGTTATTAGTTGATGGTATTTGTCGCAAGCAGTTGATGAATGCAAACATCGATGATCTCTTTCGCCTAGCTCAAAAGTACAATCCGCAATCAGTTGGTATTGAAGTCAGTGGTCAGCAAGGAGGGTTTATTCCTTGGATCCAAGATCAAATGATGAATCGTAATATCTATTTCAATATCGCTTCTGAAAACAATGCAAACAAACTCGGTATCAAACCAAATACCAACAAGATGCAACGGTTCAATGTTGTTCTTCCTTGGTTCAAATCAAAGCAAATGTTTTTCCCGTATGAGCTGAAGGAAACTCCACTCATGCTGGAGATGGTGAATGAACTGACCTTGGCATGTAAGAAAGGCTTCAAGAGTAAGCATGATGACTGCATTGATGCTACTTCTATGCTTGGTTCAATGCAGGTATGGCGACCCAGTGAAGAAGTCAACATGCATAAAGATGACTCGGGTGTATGGCAATTTGAAGAGGATGAAGAAGAAATTATTTCTGTCTTGGATCATTCCTATATTGTTTAATTACGATAATTTTATTAATCTTTGAAAAATTAATTTTTTCAAAAGGTGATCACCATGATAACGCTACAGGATATTTTCGATAATCTGACTTATGGGGATTTAAGCCATGTATCCGTAGGCGGTAGTGCTGTCGGGTTTGTTGCTGATAAAGATTACCCAAAGCTAGTGTATTGCATCAACAGTGCATTGACTGCATTACATAAGCGATTTCTACTACGTACTGGTGAGTTAACCCTTCAGCAGTATGCTGATATCAACCAGTATTATCTACGCACTGGATATGCCGTAAGCAACGCTGATAGTACACTGACTCCTAAGTATGTCATCGATACAGTAGACAATCCTTTTACTGGAAATCTCTTTAAAGTAGAGCGTGTCATATCACCTAGTGGTGGTGCCTTAGTCTTAAACGATTCACTCGTTAGTGAAGACAATCCTGTTTATTACAAAGGTGAAATCATTCAGACTACTCCTATTTATACCCCAAATTTCGATACTCTGTTCCTTACTCCAACAGCGAATGAGTTGCTTAAAATTGAGTATAGAGCAGATCATCCGAAGATTGTAGTAACCGAAGATTTCAATCCGGCAACGGTTGAGTTGCACATCTCTTCTGCGATTCTTGATGCCTTATCCCTAAATGTAGCAGCTCGGATTTATAGCCCTCTTGTAACAGGTGAGGCACAGAATAGCGCAGCAAGCTCATTCATGTATCAATATGAGATGGAATGCAAACGTCTTGAAGATGAAGGTATTCCTATGAATGACAATACCTTTGACAACAGATTCGATCAGAAAGGATTTGTATAAGGAGATACCCATGGTACCAGGTGTTTATAACATAACCATCCAAAGGGGTGGGACATTCCATATTGAGCTGACAGGAAGTGACTCTGTTGGGCTTATCCCTTTCGGTAGCACGTATACGTCTGCCCTGATGTACATCCAGCGAGCATGGTTAAATGCTGCCGATCCCATGCCTGAAGAGCCTCTGTTTACGCTGTCAACAGATGATGGCACTATCACCATTGAAGACACGGTTATCACCTTACACCTGTCTGCTGCGGTTACACGCACACTGCCTTTCGTGAGCGGCGTATACAGCCTTAAGCTCATCGCTACCGGTGGAGCCGAAACTATTGAAGATGTCCTGCTGAAAGGGACTGTAACCGTTGAGAATGGGCCTACGCCATGAGCAAGATGACCTCAGTGAATGTTGCCTTAGATGCTATTGTCCTGCGGATCGATGACTATTCATCGCCCACCACGACCATAGTTAATGAGCCGACGCGGGTTATCGTTAAGGGGGCCACCAAGCCAACTGTAAACGTCTACCTCGGAGGTATCAGGGGGGTAGTATACCCTCCTGGGGTTCCCGGGCCTAAAGGCGACAAGGGCGATCCTGGGGATGGTTCGGGTATTGGCACCACTGCTGAAGTGCTTTCATTGTTGGATCATGCGGTTGATTTTCAGCACTTAAGTACTGATGTCAACGCTATGCTTTCTCGGCTTGATGTTGACCTTAACAAAACAATCGTAGACCTGGACATTGCTGAGATAAAGATCGATACGTTGTTTTCATACATCTCTGGTGTTGAAGGCGATATTAACGATATTCAAGCAGATATTTCACTTCATAATCAAAGAATAAATAACGCTGAGAACACTATAACAAACAACTATATAACTCTTTCTGATGCTATATTATTACAGTCGGAAACAATAAATACTTTAACGGATGACCTGTATACAACTAAGATTAAACTTGATCAAGAGATACTACTACAAGCGACACATTATGAAGCTTTAACAGGTAATATCAGCACCACAAGTATTACTTTAAACGATGCTATAACCCTACAAGCTACACGCATTGACAACGTAGAAAACTCTATTAATGAGGCTATGGTTATTGTTGATGCTAATGAAATACGTTTATCTGTAACAGAAACAGACATAAATACGTATGGTAATTACATTACAGCTCAGCAATCTATGCTGGCTAACCAGTGGAATGTCAAAATAGAAGAATACGCTGCTGGTCAGTATTGTGTCGCTGGTGTTGGACTCATCGTTAATCGGTATTGGGAAGAAGATGAACTCTATGATGAAGATGAAAATGTATACCATTTAGGTGAAGTATACCGAGCGAAATTACCACATACTGCTAGTACAACTAATGCTCCACCTAATGTTACGTATTGGGAATTAATTCCTAATGGAGCAAAGTCTGAATTTGGTGTTTACGCTGATAAGTTCTTTATCCAAACAAGTACAGGCAATAGGATAATGCCTTTTGTCGTTACTGAAGATGAAGTGACTATTAATACTACTTTAGTCATTCGTGGGTTAGACGATACGGGTGTTAGTACAGCAATAGATAACTTTAATGCCAGCAATGATAGAAACGCTACAGCTATAGTTAACCCTACAATCGTTTCTAATGGTAATGCTGTTGACCATAGTATAAATACTGATGGTTCGTGTGATATCAGTTTTGAATGGCTATGGAGTGGTAACGAAGCAGATATTGATGGATTCATTATTTACATTTATGCATCCACTTCTTCCTCTGCTTATAGCTTTGGTTCAGCTCCTGCAAGTGAGCAGGGTTTTTATATTCCTGCAAGTAAAAGAGCATTCATATATTATGGTGCTGCCGCTAATCAATACTATACCTTTGGTGTTCAGGCTTATCGCAGAGTTGACACTGATATTAATGTCAACGGTATTATCAAATCAAACTTAGTTAAGCCTTCTTTAGCTTCAGAGAATCCTTATAGGCCAAGTAGTTCTGTAGCCTTTGCCGGTAATGTTACTGGTACCATCGATGGCGTATCTGCTGCTACAGTACAAAGTAATGCTGCAGCTGCTATGGCAGCCGTTATTGCTATTGAATCTGATGGTGTATTTTCCATAGCAGAAAAACGGGCATGGCAAACTGATTGGCCTGGTATGGAGGCATATTACGAAAGTATACGCTTAGCTGCAGTAGCCGAAGGTGTAAACACAGCTGATATGGTTGCTGCTAGACTAGCCTTATATAATTTTTTAAATACTACCCATCAAGTATGGGCTGCTACACTTACAAGTACAAACTTTACACCATTAACTTTTACTAATTTACTGTCAACATATTATACAGAACTAAATGATGCTGCAGTTGCTACTGCACAGGCTAAAGCTGATGGTGCGGAATCAACCTCAAAAACTTATGCCGATAACATAAACTTTGCTTCTAAAATTAATGCAGGAACAACCACCATTTCCGGTGATAAAATCTATACAGGAACTATTCAAGCTACCTCAATAAAAACAGCTGCATCTGGAAAACGCATTGAAATATCTGCATCAGAGAACACGCTCAAAGCCTACAACTCAAGCGGTACGCTGATCGCTGGTTTTGGCGATAGTAACGGTGCAGGATCAGGTGCTGTAGCTGCCTTCGGTACAACTGGCTACGGACTCTGGGGTGAGTCTTCAGGTAATCATGGTATCTGGGGTAGAAGCACAGCTACCGGAGATGGAAATGGTGTGGTTGGAACTACGACAAATACCAATAATGCGGGAACTGGTGGTTCAAATACAGCAAGTGGTTCAGCAGGTTTATTAGGATATAGACAATGGGATGTATACGCTTTTGGTAATGCAAATGATGCAAACAACTATGGCCCCTTTACAGGAGCACATGATGTTCTTCTACGTAGAGGTATAGCTCCACCGCCAAAGGGATCATTGGTATGCGATGTTGAATGTGTTTATGTCAAAGGTATAAGTAATACTATATTTGAAGTTGCTCCAAGTCAAACTATTTCTGATAGACCTGTAGGTGTTATATCAAGCATACCTGAAAGGCTTACTATTCTCAATCCACCTGCAGCTTTGGCTCAAGGTTTAGACGAGAACTTCGTCCCAGTTGTCATCGATGAATTATGGGATATAGCTCAGATATATGATCTCTGTTCAATCAATGCAGTAGGTGAAGGTCAGATCTTAGTGTGTGGAGAGAATGGAAACATGATCAACGGTGATTTAATATGCTGCAGTTCACAACCTGGTATAGGTATGAAGCAGCATGATGATATTATTAGAAGTATAACTGCAGCTAAGGTAAGAGGTAATGTTACCTTCAGTGATCCAACAGAAGTTAAATTGGTACCATGCATTTATTTATGTGGGTGATACCATGATTGATCCAAAAGATGAAGATGCCAATGAATGTGGTGAAACAAACGACTATGGACCAGCAGAAAAAAGAATGACGTGCTTTAAGCTTGATATTTTTTCATTATTTCGTTGGTTCAAAAACAAGCAAAGTAAGGAGACTGAAGCAAATGACAACAATAGGTAATATCTGGGTTGCTCTTCAAAAAGGCAAAGAGATTACGAATCCAGCCGCATGGAAAAACCGACAGAATACTATCAACATTCTGACAGCATTACTTGGTGTAGCGCTGTTTATTTTACGATTTTCTGGTGTCGATATTAAAGTAACTGACGAAGAGTTGCTTGTGATTGCCACTGGTATAGCAACGGTGCTTGGTGCTATTAACAGTATCCTTACCACCGCAACATCAACAAAAATAGGTATTAAACCAGGAGTGAATGAATGAAGAATGTATTAATGCTTTTACAAATCATCCCCGCTGTGATCTCGATCATCACCAGTTTGGAAGCAGCTATTCCCATGAGCGGGCAAGGTAAAATCAAACTGGAGTTGGTGAAATCATTCTTGAATGTGGCCTCGGATACCATGAATGAGATCTGGCCTGCGGTAGAGAAGATTGTCAGTATCTTTGTAACTACAGCTAATAACATCGGGCTGTTTAAGGCTAAGGTTGAATAACCTAATTGTAGGGGTAATGGGGATATTGCTATCCCCATTACTCTAAGCGTTGATCTGTACGATACGGATTAATTCCTTGGCTCGATTACCTACCTGAGCATACCACTGAGAATTACGCATCTCAGCTACAACCTGATCAAAGTCTTTCCTTTCCCAAGCTGCCAACATCTTCTTGAATTTACTCAGGCCACCTATTCCTAGGTTATAGGCCATGTTCACCAAAACACCTTGATGCTCCTGACACAATGAGCTGAACCAAGGAAATTGATTGGATAGCTCGTCATACAGTTTGATAACGCGCATGTGCAACAGTACATCTGCTTCTGCCTTGGTAATACCTTCTTCTAAGTTAATACCATAACCGATAGTAAGCTTACCTGCCGGACATCGATAGGGTTTTGCGCGAAAACCTTCATGCTGTTTAAGTAGAGTCTCTACATTATTCATAGATACTGTCCTCCTTTGCACCTGCTGCTATTGCCATGTCAAAATTGATACCAAGATACCCTGCAGCATCAACTAAGTTATCCGCCTTATGCTGATTGCACTCTCTGGCCATTTTGAAATCTGCCATCATGAAAGTGGCATCTTCTGCACTAAGGTCAAAAGTAATGCCATAGCGTCCCTTAAGGTATTGGGTCCATCGCTGAGCAATCCAGGTAAATGAATCCTCTGGATCTCCGTATGATGTTTGCCGTTCACCATTGATGATGGTACTGGCAGCATTAAATAATTTCTCTCCGCGTTTCATTGTATTCTTCCTTGGTTCATAGAATTACAGCCCTGCTCTTTCAAAGCCTAGGATAATTTCCTTGCAAGCCAGTGAGCGTACTATTCCGTCTTTATCGTCGAAATTGACATAGCCAATGACATTTTGCAGACATCGATCATTCTCCCTTAGTTTGAGCATTGCCTCTAATCCGGATGCATGTAGATCGGTCTGCTGAATGTCACCACACAGTATAATCTTCGATCCATGTCCAATACGGGTCAGGATCGCTTTGATCTCTTTGATGGTAAGGTCTTCAGCTTCATCAACAATCAAAAATGAATCGTTTAAGCTGATACCCTTAATCAGTTCGAGTGGACACATAGTAATCTTGTTCACTTCAGGGTGAATCATGTAATTGAGTTCTGTATGAGTAAACTCTTCCTTAAGTGCTCCCAAGACCGGTGCAAGCCATTGTGTCATCTTTTCGTTCTTGGTTCCAGGGTAGTAACCAACACTTTTTGAGGAGGTAACATTAGGGCGGGTCAATGTGATATTTGTAATGACACCCTTTTTAAGAAGTCCTGCAGCAACCCGTGTAGGTAGATAAGTTTTACCTGTACCTGGATAACCTGTAGCAATTGTAATTGGTAATTCTCTGATGCAATCAAGATACTCTTGTTGCAGTCTATTCTGTGGCAATAGTGGTTTTGCTTGTTCCCTACAACGGTCTATACATCTTTCTCGTTTTCCCATAGGTCTATCCCTTAATAGTTATTCTAAAAGGTATTCGTTTAGAAGAATACCGAACCCCTCCTAGAATAGCATATCGAAATTAATTTGTGCCAATGTTTTAGATTAACATTGTTAAAATCAAATTAACCGAATATCTTTCTTGCACTTTAATTATCTGCCAATTAAGCTTAACATGAAATTAACTTAAGCTTAACTATGCTGCTTGGTGCAAGAAGATGCCTACAGACACACCCACACAACCTGTAACGATTGATACCGGCTGGAAAACTCCGCCTACGCTGAGTGATCTCAAGCAGAACTATGACGATGGCAAGATTGAGCATAGTGCTCAAATGGCCAAGATTAACAATTGGTTGGACCATCTGCATGTTCGCGGCAAAGCACGCAAGCCGAAGATTAAAGGTCGTTCCAATGTACATTCCCGGTTGATACGGAAGCAAGCTGAATGGCGTTATCCTGCTTTGAGTGAACCGTTTCTGAGTACGGAAGATATCTTCAAGGTTGCACCTGTTACATCACAGGATGTGATGAGTGCTCGTCAAAACGAATTGGTACTCAACTATCAATTCAATACCAAGATCAATAAAGTCAAATTTGTTGATGACTTTGTTCGTGCTGGTGTTGATGAAGGTACTATCATTGTCAGGGTTGGCTGGATTACTGAAGAGAAAATTGTAAAAACAAAACAGCCAATCTATCAGTTTATACCTGATGAAACAGGTCGAGCATACAAACGATATGGTATGCTTGTACAACTTCAAAAGGTTAATCCTGATAAGTACGATGAAGTTGTTGACGAGGGTACTGCACAAGCTATCGATATTCTCTTACGCACTGGTGAAGCGGTCATACCTTATGTCATTGGTGAAGAAGAGGTCGAAGAGAAGATCCTTGTTAAGAATCATCCTACAGTTGAAGTATGCGATTCAGAAAACATTATTGTTGATCCTTCTTGCAATGGTGATCTCGATAAAGCTGGTTTTATCATTTACACCTTTGAGACAAACAAAAGTGAACTGCTAAAATCAGGGCTATATAAAAACCTTGATAGCATTGTTACTACAAACAGTGACAGTCCTACAACTAATCCTGATTATAAAGCCAGCGAAGATCAAAGCACTTTCACATTTAAGGATACGGCCAGAGCTAAATTCGTTGCGTATGAATACTGGGGTTATTGGGATATTAACAATACAGGCATTGTAGAACCCATTGTTGCAACATGGGTTGGTGATGTGCTCATACGCCTTGAAGTAAGTCCTTTCCCAGATAAGAAACTCCCCTTCATATTCATTCCTCACATGCCGGTCAGACGTTCCCTGTATGGCGAACCTGACGGTGAACTCCTGATTGATAATCAAAATATCATCGGTGCTATCACCAGAGGCATGATTGACCTGATGGGTCGTTCTGCTGCCGGTCAAACCGGTACCCGTAAAGACTTCCTCGATGTCACCAATAAGCGTAAGTTCCGCGATGGTCAGGATTACGAGTTCAATGGCAACGTCGATCCGCGCATGGGTGTGTATCAGCATACCTATCCCGAGATTCCGCAATCCGCCTACAACATGCTCAATATCCAGAATGCTGAAGCTGAAAGTTTCAGCGGCGTTAAGGCGTACAACAACGGCATTACCAGCTCATCTTTGGGCGATGTGGCTGCTGGTATTCGTGGAGCCTTAGACGCAGCCAGTAGGCGCGAAATCAGCATTCTTCGCAGATTGGCTTACGGCATGATCCTGATTGGCCGGAAGATCCTCAGTTTGAATGCATTGTTGCTTTCCGAGGAAGAGGTGATCCGTGTCACTGATGAAGAATTTGTGACCGTTAAACGCGATGATTTGGCCGGTGAGCACGATCTGAGACTGACCATATCCACTGCTGAGGAAGACAATGCCAAGGCCCAGGAATTGGCCTTCATGCTTCAAACTGGTGCTGCCAGTGCCGATCCTGGTGAAGTCCGGATGATTCGGGCTGAGATTGCCCGTTTACGTAAGATGCCTGCCCTGGCCAAACGGATCGAGGAATATCAACCGCAACCTGATCCTATAGCACAGCAGAAAGCTATGTTGGAAATGCTTCTATTGAGAGCACAGATACAACGTGAAACTGCTGCAGCTGCAGTAGATCAATCAGAAGCAAATCTGAATGCTATCAAGAGTATGACCGAACAAGCAGATAGCATTTTGACTATGGCAAAAGCAACCACTGAAAAAGCAAAAGCCCGTCAGATTATGAGTGCTGCTGATAAGACTGACCTTGACTATTTGGAACAGGAATCAGGAGTAAAGCAAACCCGTGATCTGCAGAAAATACATGGTCAAGCTGAATCACAAACACGAATGAAAGTCGTTGAGGCTTTACTGGATAAAACTCTCAACAAAGATGCAGTTAATCAATGATTAGGTACTACACCTAATCGCAACCTATCTCTATACGAGGACACACGTTATGCAAGAAAGACCCACCCCAGAACAAGAACTTGAGCTGATTGAAAATTCAATCAATGCTCATAAGCAAAATGTAGCTATCGGTGAGGCATTACAACGATTACTGCGAAATCGAGATTTCAAGCGGGTAATCATGGAGCATTATCTACGTGATGAAGCTGTACGAGCCGTTAAGTTAATGGCCGCTCCTGAATGCCAAAACCCAACTCAGCAAGAGGCATTGCAAAAAATCATCATCGGTATTGGTCAGTTGGATCAATTCTTACGTGTCACTCTGCAAATAGCAGATCGAGCACAATTAGCTATTCAAGATGATGAAGCAGCTTATGCAGAGATTGCAGCTGAAATCAATACTGGGGATAACAATTAATTATGACTACTGAAAATACCAACGATACTGTCAACAAGGATGACGAACTGGAAAATGAAGTTCCTCAAATGTTGAACATTTCTGATGAAGAATTTGAAAAGCTTCCATCTACAGCCGGTGTGATCGAATCCAATCCTGATCCAAGCAATGAAGGTGAAGGTAGCACTGATACTGCTACGGCTGATGATGCAAATATAGCTGCTACATCCGATCAAAACAATGACAACGGATCTCAGACAAATGAAGGAAACGATGCGAATGATCCTGGTCGAAGTGAGGTACAGCCTGCTTCAACCGATTCTGTACAGGATAAACCTGATACTGCCAATGATCAGCAGACTATTAACTATGAGGCGGAATACAAAAAGTTAACTGCCCCTTTTCGTGCCAACGGTACTGATATCAAAATCAATACTGTTGATGAAGCAATTACCCTCATGCAGATGGGAGCAAATTATCATCAGAAGATGCTATCGCTCAAACCTGCAATGAAAGCTGTAAAGCTGTTGGAACGCAATGATTTGCTTGATGAAGGCAAATTGAGCTTCCTTATTGACTTAGCTAAAAAGGATCCTGATGCCATCCAGAAATTGGTGAAGGATAGTGGTATCGATCCTATGCAAATTGATGTGGAACAGGACATCAATTATACGCCCAAAACTACTCCGGTCACTGATAGTGAAATAGCCCTTGAGGATGTGCTCAATAAAATTGAAACCACTCCTACCTATGGGCGTACTCTCACTGTCATCACCAAAGAGTGGGATACTGATAGTCGTGCTACCATAGCAAACAATCCCCATATCATTGAGGTGATCAATAGGCATGTTGCTGATGGTATCTATGACAAAGTAATGGGAGAAGTAAAACGAGCACGTACACTTGGACAGCTGCCATTAAACGTATCTGACCTGGAAGCCTACAAACAAATTGGCGACATCATGCACAATAAAGGTTTGTTGGTTCAGCAATCAGCAGGCACCAATGCACCAGCTGCAGACAGTACACCACCTGTTCAAAAGAAGGATGAGATAAACCGGGATGCCCTACGCAAAGCTGCAGGTGCTCCCCCGGCTAAACGAAGTCAACCCGCGCCCGTACCTAAGAAAAACCTTCTCGGTATATCCGATGAGGAATTTGTGAAGTTACCGGCAAACGCATACACAATAGTACGATAATTCACTTTTATTTTAAGGAGATATACCATGCCTCAGATTTACAATGATCCTGCCGGTGGCCAAGCTTCCACCATCGGCCCGCAGATCAACACTCAATACTTTGAGCGGAAAGCTCTGATCGAGCTGAAGAAAGAACAATACTTTTCCCCGTTGGCCAATACGCGCAACATGCCAAAGAACTTCGGCAAGAAGATCAAGCTGTATCACTATATGCCGATGCTTGATGACCGCAACCTGAACGATCAGGGTATTGATGCTGCTGGTGTAGCCATTCTTGGTACTCAGTATTTTGTCAATTTCCCTGCCAGTGTACTGAAAGTAACCAATGCAACCAAGGCTGCTGCGGCTACTGCAATCAATGACAACATCAACAATGCCGGTGCTCAAGAGATCGTTGCTACTGCCGGTGCTGATGACAGTGGTGGTTCCGGTTATGCCAATATCACCCTGACCAAGCTGAACGTCAAGTACCTCAATCTGACCAAGGCCAATGCTGTTTCGGCGCTTAACCTGGGTGTTTCTGTTCAGCAGGGTTCCGGTAACTTGTACGGCTCGTCCAAGGATATCGGTACCATTACCTCCAAACTTCCGGCTCTGTCCGAAACTGGTGGCCGTGTAAACCGTGTTGGTTTCAAGCGTATCGAGTTGGAGGGTACCTTCGAGAAATTTGGTTTCTTCGAGGAGTACACCGAGGAATCGTTGAACTTTGATACCGATGCCGAGCTGGAAGAGCATATCCATCGTGAGATGGTTCTGGGTGCTGGTGAGATCACTGAGGATGCCCTTCAGATCGATCTGTTGAACTCTGCTTCCACTGTTCGTTATGCCGGTGCTGCTACCTCCAACGCAACCATTTCCGGTGCTTCCGGTTCTGTTTGCGAGATGGATTACGATGACATTCAGCGTTTGGCCACCTTGCTGGATGATAACCGCACTCCGAAACATACCAAGATCATCACCGGTACCCGCATGGAGGATACGAAAACTATCCCTGCATCCCGGTTCATGTTCATTGGTTCGGAACTCAAGGCAACCGTTGAGCGCATCACCGATTACTTCAGCAACAAAGCCTTCATCCCGGTTCAGCATTACGCTACCTCGGGTGACATTTACAATGGTGAGATCGGTTCGGTTGGTGATTTCCGGGTTGTCATTGTTCCGGAAATGCTTCACTGGGCTGGTGCTGGTGCTGCTGAAGGTACCAATGCCGGTTATCGGACCACCAATGGCCGCTACAACGTGTATCCGGCCCTGGTTGTAGGTGACAGCTCCTTTACTACCATTGGCTTCCAGACCGATGGTAAGACCGTGAAGTTCAAGATTCACCACAAGAAGCCTGGTGCTGACACTGTTGATCGTAACGATCCTTACGGTGAGTCTGGTCTTATGTCCATCAAATGGTACTACGGCTTTATGGCTGAGCGTCCCGAGCGTATTGGTCTGATCAAGACCGTTGCTCGCATCTAATCAATAATCAACTGATATGAATCACCCCTCCCTTTCGGGGGAGGGGTTACTTTCACTACCGAGGAAACACACAATGCCTGAACAAAATACAAACGCCGATGCTACGAATAATCCTCTATCTGCTGTGGGTAGTATTCCTGGTGTACCTGATACATCTAACCCGCCTGATGAACTGGTTCTTTTGAAACAGCGGGCTGACAAGATGGGTATCACCTATCACCCAAATATCGGAATCGCCAAGCTCAAGGAAAAGATTGATGCTGCCTTGGAAGGCCGAACTCTTGAGGATGACACTACCCCTCCGGCTGTGACTGAAGCGCCGAAAGTATTGACCGCTGCTGAACGTAGTCAGCTGGCCCGGGAAGAAGCTCTTCGTTTGGTTCGTGTTGTAGTCAACTGCATGAATCCGGCAAAATCACTCTGGGAAGGTGAAATCTTCTCCGTATCCAACCGGTACATCGGTGATGTCAAAAAGTATGTACCATTCAACAATGAAGCTGGTTGGCACATTCCCTACTGCATATATCAGCAGTTACTCGAAAGGCAATGCCAGATATTTTATACCGTTGTTGACAAACGTACCGGTATGAAAACTCGCAAAGGCAAGCTTATCAAAGAGTTCAATGTTTCGGTATTGCCGGATCTAACCACAGAAGAACTCGCTGAATTGGCTCGTCAACAGGCTACCAATAACAGCATTGACTAAGGAGTTAGGCCACGATCTTACCACCGGTACCTTAGATGGTGCCGGTGCGTTTGATGTCATCATGAAGGCAGTATCTTTACACATCAACGAAGAATTTACCAAGGGACGAATTACAGGTAAGGAATACGCAACTGTTTACCTTGGCTCAGTTAATGCTGCATTACAAACTGCTGTTGCTTACCTGACAATAGGTAAGGAAGTTGAAAAGCTTAATGCTGAGATTGCACTTACACGGCAAAAGGTCGTTACTGAACTTGCTCAGACATCCGACAATATTCCTACCGGTTTAGGTTTCAACGACGAGAATGTTCTTGAAGGTATGCTACTTAAGCAGAAAGAACTTACCACTGCTCAGATAGCAGAGATGAACTCTCGGGATGATTTGATCAGTGCTCAGGTATTGCATACCAATGCACAGACATCACTAGCAGAAGCTCAGGCAGATTTGACTGCTGCAGAACAAAGTAAGATCGCTCCTTTGAACCTGTTAGTGGCAGCACAGACAGCCAATGAAGAAGCTAAAACAGCATTGACTGAAGCAGAAGTAGCTAAGCTACGTTATTGGATAAACAAGCTGCTAATACTGATGCTCAAACAGATCATACAGCTGCACAAACTGCAGTCGTACCGATCCAAGGTCAACTGTATCAAGCGCAGACAGATGGCTTTGCTAGGGATGCTGAGCAAAAATTAGCTAAGATTATGGTTGATACCTGGTCTGCCCGAAGAATGACCGATGAAGGCACTATTGCTTCTAATGCTAATCAGCTTTCTGACCTTGATATTGGTGTTGTTATAGCTAAAGCCAAGCAAGGTATAGGTGTATCATAACCATATTAATGTAATAATAATTCAATCCAAGGAGGGCTTTTGCCCTCCTTTTTTATAGGTGCATTATGGGTCTATTTTCAAGTGAAACAAAGATTACTACCTCTGCAGTTACATTTAATCTTATTGATAAGCCTCCTAATCGTATGAGAGAGGCAGCAGCATACGCGCTCATATCAGGGAGTAATCTTGTTGAAACAGTAATGTCATCTATGGTTAACGGTTTTGCGTATCAAGCTAAACAAGCTTATGACTACGCTAATGAACACTATACTCTTGGTTTACCTAATGGTGAGATACAAGGATTACCTCCTGCAGATCATGCAGCAGTTAAAGCAGCAATAGATGCAGATTATCCTGGCGCAGACTCAGCTGTTATTTATGCTTTTGTAGGTAACTTATCAGGTGAAGCTGCAGCAGTAGAATGGTTACGGGCTAATCGTGGTTATAAGCTTGGATCATCTATTATAACAGTACACCCATTTACCTTAGCTAGTCCTCAGTACGGTAAAATACGTATAGATAGAACAGAATACCTTAGTGAAACACATGAGATAAAAATAATATATAAAGAATATTATAATCTTGTCTCTCATTATGCAGAACACTATGACATAATTCCTGCTCCAGCAGGTTTAGTATTAGGTGATTTATATTGTTGTGCAGCATACAAACTATTTGATTCAGGTTTAGGTACGTATTCGGAAGAAGAGTATTACTGGTTTTATCGTCTAGCAGATAAAACTCATGAAGGTATAACTTATGACCCAGTTGGTTTTGGTGCTTATGCTTATATGCCTATTGTACCATTACGTAGAGATAACATTGATTTGACTGATGCAAGTAGAGCTAGTACGGAATTACACATTACCAGTAAAAAACTACTTAAAAAAATGTCATTAGATTTTGAAAATCTTGGTGATAAATTAAATGAAAACCCTAGTATTGCTCAAATAGACCATGCGTATGTAATGTTTGGTATCGATATAATGACAGATAAACCAGCAAGTATACGCTACTTATGTGAGTACTTTGACTACCTAAGTGATGTTGATATTTTTGATAGAGAAGACACTGCTAGTTTTTGGAAAGATTACAATTCAATAAATAAAAATAATAGTAAATATCTTTTTAAAAGATTAGAGGTAGAGATACCAAGAATTGTAGCTCAAGATTATGGTTTAGACATCAGTATCACTTATAGTTACATTACATCAGTAGTATACCCAGGATCTATTGGACCAGTGGGTACATGCACAAGTGAAAGATTACCATCTATTAGAAAAATAGCTAATCTTTCCTACTTAGATACTTCTCGGATAGTATTTAGACAACAGCTATCTGAACATCAGTATAGATGTATAACTGTATATGCACCTAGACATATTAATAATATATATCAGAATCACGGTATAGTAACCACATTATTGTCTTATGGTATAGATCCTGAAAACGGTAATTTTATTATACCTCTTCATTATGGTGTCGCTAAGACATTACCCATGAAAGAAAGAAATGAATTGTACTATGATTCATGTCAACTTGTATTAAACTCTTATGATGTACAGAAAATAAGATGGTATCAAAAGAATTTTTTCAAAGCAATATTTGTATTTATTGCAGCAGTTATAGCAGCTTGGTCAGGACAAGGTTGGCTTGTTAAACTTGGTATGGCCATAGGCGCAGGTGCCATGGCTGTTGCAATGTTTTTACTGGAATCTATTGTTATGTCTGTAGTCATAAGTTTAGCAGCTAAACTATTTGTTAAAATGATAGGTGGTGAACTTGCTTTAATCATCGGTATAGTTGTTACTGTGTACAGTATATCCCAAGGTAATATGGGTTCATTCCAATTTCTAGAACAAACTATACCTACAGCGCAAACTTTACTACAGATGGGTTCTGCACTCGTATCAAGTAGCCAGGATTGGGTAAACTCTGAACTACAAATGGTTCAAGAAGAATCTCAACAATTTGCCGCAGAAGCTGAAGAGAAAATAGACTTGCTTGAAGAAGCTCAAGCTCTCTTAGAAATGGACATAAAATTAAGTCCTATGGCGATGTTAGCTACTACTCAGCCAGCTACTCAACTGGAGCGTACCCTCATTGAGACACCTGACGAGTTCTTTAATCGAACCATCCATACAGGAAATATCGGGGTATTAACCTTAGATGTTGTTGAGAATTATGCTAAGATAATGTTAAATTTACCCGAAGTACGATATGTTTAATTTAATTCAAGAGGTGAGATAATGGCTGGTTATTTTGATTCAACTAATATGGACGCTTGGGGATTGCCTGTTACCAGGGCTACCTATGACCCTGATAATGTCTGGGGCAGTATGATTCCTGGTCTGAATACCAATGATTATTCCGGAGGTGGATTCGCCCTGGATAAGTTGGCTTCAACCGGTGGTGCTCTCAAACCTGATTTCTTTAGTTGGGACTCTTTTTTAGGCGGTAAAGGTACAGACGGTTTCCAATCCATGGGTTGGGGTCCAGCCCTATTCAACGTCGGAAAATCGATATTCGATGGTTGGATGGGTATGCAGAAGCTCGACCTAGCCAAAGATAGTCTGAACTTCCAGAAGGATGCATTCAGCAAGCAATTTGAAACTCAACGCGCCCTGACCAATTCTCAGCTGCAGGATCGTCAAGCTGCCCGGGTAGCTGCAGATCCTAGAGGGTATCAGGCCGTTGATGAATACATGCGGCAGAACCGCGTATAAGGAGATCGACCATGGCCCCGATAACCTGGAAGAATATCAATGCCCCTGACTTCAGGGACTCTATTTTAGCCCTTGGTTCAGCAGGACAATCTTTCGATAGTGCCGCTGATGGTATCAACAAACTCTTCACCGAAAATCAGCGTATCGGGAATGCCAACTGGGATAATCAATCTCGTATCAATACTGAGGATGCTATTGCCCAACTACGTTCTTTAGCGTCATTGCCTGAGTTTTACCAGCGAAAAGACAACTTTGATATGGCTGGCCTCAGACCGCAATATGGTGCTCAGATCAACGCTGAAGCTATTCAAGCGGCCCTCAATAAGCGACTGACTGAATTGAATGAAGGTGCTTCTCTGCAAGCCGCTCAGCTTGGCCGGGATGTCACTGCTCAAACTGGTTCATTGGCTCAAGGTACGCAAGCAGCTACAGAAGCAATTCAAGACCTTGGTATGCGCGATCCTAAAGCTGTACAGGCTGCTTTAGCTCTGCATGGCCAGATGGCCAAGGGACAAGAGCAAGGTATCACTGAAGCCCAGGATCAGCAAC